ATTAGCATTGCAAGTGCCAGTGTCTAATGCACAAGCACGTGAGAGTTTAGCAAATATTAAACAACGTGCTCCTACACGTTACTATACACAGAATCGTATGGTTAACGGTGAAGATTACAACAACTTTCCGTATACATTATACAGTTCTATTATTAAATCAAAAGCGATTAATCGTAGTTCAATCGGTGTATCTAAAAATTTAGATATGTTAGATCCAACAGGTAAGTATTCAAGTACTAATAGTTTTGCCAGTGACGGCGCATTAGATCAAGATACTAGCAGTGGATATTTGGGATTAACTATTACTACAACAGGTAGTATTATAACATTCTTAACAGATAACTTATCGTCTGTATTATCAGCTAACAAAGCGAAACAATACTACACTCAATATTATACTAGATATCCAGTAAACACCGCATCCGGCGATGGCATTGTATACTGGAACACAAAAACAGTTGATGCTAATAGTGAAACAGGATTTTTCTATAACATTAATAACGCTCAACAAGTTCCCATTCCAGTTGGAACATATTCTACTAACAACGTAAAATATATTAACAAGGGAGCATTAGTACAATTCTCATCACCTACAGGTTATTATTTTGATGCGAATAACAGATTAGTAGCCGGAGTTCCTGGACCATCAGATCCTACAATACTATGGACTACTATTCTTAGTGTAATAGGTGATGGATATAATAACGGTGCCGGCGGGTTTAGTAATGGTACGGGTCCTGTCATATTAAACGGTTATGTTCCTTCAGGAGCAATACTAACAACTATACTACCTACGTTTGACAATACATTGTCATCAGAGATAATACAAGAATGTATTATCCGAATGGAATTACAACAAGACTTTTCTCTAGTGTTTAACAACTCATTGACTGTTAACCAAGAACGTTGGAGTATAAAGCCATATGATAATTCTAATTGGTTTATTAATTTTAAAAGTCAATCAGCAAACAAGTATATTATAACATACCGTGCATTGGCATATTATTTTGGTAGTGTAGCAGATACTAGATTTACATTTGAAGCAAACAAACTAGTGTACGACCCATTCACTGGTAAGATTCTACAAGATTTTGTCAACGTATTAAGTAGCAATACCCAGCCTGGGTCTAACTATCCACTGAATAAAGATGTTAAAGTTAGTGTTATTGGTCAAACTGTTGAATCAGATGGATACATAGATGATTTTGAAGTTGAAGTTGCTAGCATTGACGTTAATGATAGAACTATAATTTCTAATCCTGATTTCTTTGCACAAGTAACCGGTTACGTAACTGGAAATTCTAACATTGGTGTGTATGTGTTCTTTGAATTGATTGAGAATGATGTAACTTTAAACTCATATCAAATTATTCCAAGTACCTCAGTAGTGTATCAGTATGCAACAAAAACACAAATTGAAGTTGCAAAATATGAATATCCTGAAGGACAATTGTTCTATGCATATTCAGATAATATTTTCTACATCACTCAACAAGATAATGCAATTACAACACCATACTATGTGTTGATTGAACAGCCACAGTATTCTATTAAACCTGGACGTCAGGGATTGATATATCAGTATCGTCACAACAGCAACAACACTACTCGCATTGATCCGGCTACGACTAATATCATTGACTTGTACGTAGTTACACAGTCTTATTATACTCAATATCAAAATTGGATTCAAGATACTACAAATACAGTTCCGATGCCAGATAAACCTACGATTAGCGAACTAAGTTTGGAATATAGTAAAGTACAAGATTATAAGATGTTAAGTGACAGTGTTGTCGTAAACAGTGTTGTATTCAAACCATTATTTGGCCCAAAAGCTTCTCCTGCATTAAGAGCAACTATTAAAGTTATTAAAGCATCAAACACAAATGCAAGTGATAGTGAAATTCGTAGTGCGACATTAACTACTATGAATAATTATTTTAATATTAACAGTTGGAACTTTGGTGATACATTCTACTTCTCTGAATTGAGTGCATATATTCATGCAGAGATAGGTGAGTTAGTTAGCTCAGTGGTATTAGTTCCTAATGACCCTACAATGCATTTTGGAGATTTATATGAAATTAAATGTGCGCCATATGAAATATTCGTAAACGCGGCAACAGCCGGCGATGTGGTAGTAATTTCTGCGCTAACTTCAGCCGAATTACAAATACGATAAGTACAATAAGTAATTGAGATAAACAATGGCAACACGAATTAGAACATTAAACTTTTTACCGGATATTTTTAAAACCCCAACTAATGCTCAGTTTTTACGAGCTACATTGGATCAACTTGTAGATCAGCCGAATACACAGAAGATTGAGGGTTATATAGGTAGCAAGTTTGGATACGGTATTAATCCTAAAGATTATTATGTCACTGAACCAACTAAAATTAGAAAAGATTATCAGTTGGATCCGGGTGTAGTCTTCACTAAGAATAACGAAAGTACCGCAACAGATTTTATTTCTTATCCTGGTATAATTGACGCACTTAAATTAGCAGGTGCTACTACGGATAATAACGACCGTTTATTCAATAGCGAATTCTATTCATGGGATTCTTTTACTAACCTAGATAAGATTATTAACTTTAATCAATACTATTGGTTACCAAACGGTCCTGAGCAAGTAGTTGTTTCTGCTGATACTGTATTCATATCAACTGATTATATTGTTAATGATGCGGTTAACGGATATACTATTACTACCCCTAATTCAGGATCAGGTTCAACTAACCCTACATTAACATTATTGCGTGGCGGTACATATACTTTTGCAGTAAATCAAACATCTCAGTTTTGGATACAAGGTGAACCTGGTACAACCGGTTACAGTATTACACAACCGAATGTGCAAACACGTGATGTATTGGGCGTAACTAACAATGGTACTACTAGTGGCATTGTAACATTTACTGTACCCAACAAAAACGCACAGAATGAATATAACTTCCCTGGCAACAATCAAATAGGTGTTGTAAGTACAAGACCATTTATACAAGTAAATGGTGCTAGAGTAAGTGATATTAGTGGAATAGACGGAATAACCTCATTAGAGGGTTTGACTGTTATGTTCTACAATACCGGTGTCGCAAACGAAAGTGGATTCGTTTCTAACTTCTTTGACTATACTGCATTTGATACAAACAATGATTTAGTTCCGGCTGCAACAATTTCTGTAACAGCAACAAGTTCAGCCGGTGATTTGATTACATGTAATACTACAGCTGACCTTATAGTTGGTTCTACTATTACATTTAATGGTACGGCATTTGGTGGCATACAATTATACAGTACTACTTTACCTGATACTATCTATTACGTAGAATCTATTGTTAATAATACGCAGTTCACGGTGTCATTATCTATAGGTGGCCCAGCAGTCACATTAACTTCTGCTACAGGTTCAATGACTGGTAACATCAATCAAGGTTTGATGGAAGAAGGATATTATACTCAAGTCAATAATACTTTCTACACTATCACTTATGTAGGTGACCCATCTAATCCTACAATTAGATTGTTGCCTGCAGGGCCTATCCCAATTGAACAAAAAATTATTCCATTATATGGTATTGAATGGATCAACCGAACTTTCTATAAAGACGTTAACGGAAATATTTCTCTAGTACCATACTTGAGTTCATTGCTTGACACCTTGTATTATCAAGACGGTACAACTGCTAATAAAGTTGGTGTCATCAAGCTAATTGACAGTAATAAAACTAATAGAATTAATGTTATTTCTGATATATTAGGTAAGACTAACTATACTTCAACAAACGGGGTAGTATTTACGAACGGTCTTAAAGTAATATTTGAAGGTGACATTTATCCTGCATCATATAAAACAGGTCAATATTATGTTGAAGGTGTAGGATCTGCAATTGAGTTGATACCTATAGGAGATTTGATTGCCCCTGAATCATTCACTGTTAGCACATATATTCCTTATGATACTACTCCGTATGACATTGGTAACTATGATAGTGATTTATATATCCCTGTAATACCAGACTACATTACAATTGCTAGAAACAGTATTAATAAAAATGCATGGTCACGTAGTAACCGTTGGTTCCACATTGATGTGATTAATGCGTCTGCTACATATAATAACAATTCAAGCTTGGTAACAGAGTATGCCACCAACAACAATAAAGCCAAGCGCCCTATTATTGAATTCTATCCTAACTTATCATTGTTTAATTCAGGTGCTGTAGGTAAAGCACCGGTTGACTTCATTGATATGAGAGCGACTGATGCATTTACTCAAGTTGCAGGTCAAGAAAATTACTACCCTGACGTAGCAGCCTACACCACACCTAGTGCATCCTTTACTGGAACATTATTGCAAGCCGGACAATTTACAGTAGGCAATGTATATAAGATTGTATCACTCGGTACAACTAACTTTGTATCAATAGGGGCATCTTCCAATACAATTGGTGTGACGTTCACTGCAACTGGTGTTGGATCAGGTACGGGAACAGCTTCACGTTATATTGTACAAACAGTAACTGATACTAGTGGTTACCCTGCAAACACATTAACATGTTCTTCAACTAGTTCATTTAATGTCAACGATAAAATTGTATTCACTGGACCAGTAATTGGTGGAATTATTTCTGGTGCTGTTTATTATGTCAGAGACATAATTACCTCAACTACATTTACTATTTCATTGGCACAGAATGGTGATATACTCCCGGTTTCAACTGCGACCGGCGGATCCATGACTGCGACAGTAACACCGTTAACAACTACTATAACTGTTGCCAATGCTAATTTATCTGGATCATTGCAAGTTAGCCAATACATCACTGATTCAACTAATTTGCTTCCAACTAATTCATTGATTTCTGAAATTAATCAGACTACAACCACTACTACAATAACCATAGTATGGGCTAGTGATAGTCTATTCTTGTCAACGTCTGTTGCATCACTTGTAACTACAAATACTACAGTAGACAACTATTCGTTATTTGAGGGTAGCCGTGTTATATTTGCAGTAGATGAAGATACTGAAGTTAGAAACAAAATATACGTAGTACATTTCTCTACGGTGAGTTCTACCGGAATTCCTGTAATAACACTGTCAGTCGCTGCCGACGGTAATATACTACCCAACGAACAAACAGTTGCATTCAGAGGTTACAATAATGCAGGTAAAGACTTCT